GTTTACTATCGATATAGGTACAAACGGTATCCTGACACTAACATAAGGATAGCTTGTCGTGGCGAAGCTTTTTAATAGGGCAAAGATGACGACTGCCAGCACGGGGACTGGCACCGTCACACTGGGGAGTGCCGCTTCGGGCTTCCAAACCTTTGCGGCAGCGGGGGTATCCAACGGTGATGTTGTACAGTACGTCATCGAAGAAGGTACAAACTTCGAAATAGGTACAGGGACGTACACAGCTAGTGGTACGACACTTACCCGTTCGCCTTCAGAAAGCAGTAACAGCGGGAATGCCATAAGTCTCGCTGGTGATGCCACTGTATCCATTACTGCTATAGCCGACGATTACAACAGACTTCAAAACGCTGGAAGTACCAAGGTAGAAGCCACGTCTACAGGTGCAACCGTTACTGGAAATATTGTTGTATCTGGTAGTGTTGATGGCAGGGATGTAGCTGGTGATGGTACAAAGCTAGATACAATAGAATCCTCTGCTGATGTAACAGATAGCGCCAATGTTGGCACATCTCTTACTGGATTTCCCACAGATACAGATGCAGCAAGCTCTGACCTAATACCAGTCTATGATGTGACAGCTTCTCGCTGGGAAAAACAAACCATTGCGAATGCAGCTTTAACTGGCCCAACTGGTCCTACTGGGCCAACTGGACCCACTGGACCGCAAGGTGCTGATGGTCCCACTGGGCCGACTGGTCCTACTGGTCCCACGGGTGCCAAGGGACAGAAAGGGCAAACAGGCGCGACAGGTCCAACTGGTCCAACAGGTTCAACTGGAGCGAAGGGACAAAAGGGTGAGGTTGGCGCGACAGGTCCAACTGGTCCAACTGGCCCCACAGGTTCTACTGGGCCTACTGGTGCGACTGGTCCCACAGGCCAGAAAGGGCAAAAAGGTCAGACTGGAGCCACGGGACCAAACGGACCTACAGGACCAAACGGTCCCACTGGCCCGACAGGGCCGACTGGCGCGAAAGGTCAGAAAGGTCAAACTGGTTCGACTGGCCCTACTGGCCCTACGGGACCGCAAGGTAGCACTGGTCCTACTGGCCCTACAGGACCGACAGGGCAAAAAGGCCAGAAGGGTCAAACTGGAAGCACGGGTCCAACTGGTCCTACGGGTAGTACTGGGCCAACTGGTCCAACTGGTCAAAAGGGTCAGAAAGGCCAGACAGGCTCTACGGGTCCGACAGGCAGTACGGGTCCGACAGGCCCGACAGGGCAAAAAGGTCAAAAGGGTCAGACAGGTTCTACAGGTGGTACGGGACCAACGGGACCAACGGGTCCAACGGGTCCAACGGGTCCAGCGGGTCCAAACAATGTTACCGATATATACCTTGCAAATGCCATATACCACACAGGCGACACCAACACCTATATGCAGTTCCACACCAACGATCAGTGGCGTGTTGTTGTTGCTGGTTCAGAACGGCTAGAGGTTAAGAGCAGTTCGCCGCATGTGCTTGTTACTGGTGATTTAAACAGCTCATCAGATGCCCAGTTAAAAGAAAACATAGAGCCTATTGCGAATGCGCTGTCAGACATCACGCAACTTGAAGGCGTGTCGTTTGATTGGAGAGACACAGGCACACGAGGTCATGGCTTTATCGCGCAGCAGGTTGAGCCTATCTTGCCAGATGTTGTTCAGACAGACGAAAGGACAGGATTGAAATCAATCAACTATGTTGGTATGATAGGTCACTTGGTTGAGGCAATTAAGGACTTGAAAGCCAAAGTAGATAAACTGAAATGCTAATAGTATAAGGAGATACGAAGATGGCATTACAAGTGGGCGGCACAACCGTCGTTGATGACAGTCGCGTTCTACAGAACGTCAGTGGCCTTAAAACGATCAATAGTAACAGTATACTTGGATCGGGTGACATCGCGATCAGTTCGTCAGACGTTGCTGCAAATGGTTACGCTTATTCTAATGTTAATCAGTATGGTAGACAAACTCACTCGCCCGGATTTAATAAGGGTGTTTGGTACGCAAACTGGGGTATACCTAGCTCTTATACAACTGCTGGCTATTTTAATTCTGGTAGTTTTACTACTGGTAGTAATAGTTCTGGGTATCTTTTGCGTACTATTGCCATAAGGATACCATAAATGGAGGTGTTAGATGCGTGGGGCGTTCCAGTTTTGATAGGAAAACTGGAAGATTTGGATATGTACAGCGTATTGGAATATGTCACTACTCAAAAATTTGAAGAAAATATATCAATTGCCCAAGGTGGTGGGGCTGTTAATGAGGGTGACCAAACTGTAAATCGTCATTTGTTAGATGACGAAGGAATGGAACATGTTCGAGCGCAAATTTTGTTAGCAGCAAATGCATATGCAAAAGCATTAGGGCATGATGTAGATGGTCTATTTGTAAGCAATTCTTGGGCAGTTAAGATAAATTCATACGATCAAATATTGCCGCATTGTCATACAAATTGCTATTTTAGTGGCGTTCTATATTTAACAAGTGGTCAGCCTTTGCACTTGCATCGCCCTTGGACGGATAGCGATATGTTTACGTTCAATCCAAATGTTTCAATCAATCCAGACAATGTTTTAACGCAGCCAACACGTCAATTTTATCCACAGTCGGGCGGTATCATTATTATGCCTTCAAACTTGCATCATTCTGTTCAAGCCAATCTTAATAATAAAGTGGATGCGCGATATTCAATTGCCTTTAACTTGTTGCCAAAAGGAAAATTTGGCCACAATGGGAATTACATTTATCTTAAGGAGCCAGAACATGACGGATAGTATACAAACGGAATGGGTGTGGTTGTTGTATGAGCATGACAATGACAATGTCATTAGACAGTTAACAATTACACCTTACGAACCAGACCTTACTAGTTTCCCGTCTGATGTGACCTATGTTGAAATAACGCAAGAATTGCATGACAGTATGCATGATTACTTGCGTTATAGATACAATAGTGACGGTACTGTCACTGAAGTTGATCACAATAATTATATGTCTCAATATCAACGATGGAACCGCAAGCAGCGATTGGAAGAAACGGATATTTATGCTTTGGGTGATCGTGCTATATCAGATGAAATGAGAGCCTATCGTCAGGCGTTGCGGGACGTACCGCAACAGGAAGGTTTTCCAGATAATGTAGTGTGGCCCACAAAACCAGAGTAGTTAAAAATGAAAACTGTTCAATACAGATACCTTGGTAGCGGCATAAAGGGTATTAGCAATATTGATTATGATTTTACCGATCAAGAGTGGTTGAACTTTTGGACGCAGTACCCAGCTATCAAGCACAACTCTTGGTATAATTCTCTACCCAATAGAACGCATGAAATTTTCAACAGAGCTAAGGCAAAAATAGAATTTTTGAAAGCACGGAGAGTGGGCGCAAACAACACCTCAGTGGAATTTACTGTGAACACGGCGCGCTTGTGTCCGAATATCAGAGAATTTCTTGCTAGGTGCATGGTTATTCGTGCGCCAATGGATATGCATTTTAACAGAGTGTCAGGTAAATTATTAAACCGTGAAGGTGTTGATTATGTTTATGACTTTGTAGCGGCTGAACCAAACATGCTGCAATTAGATGTACATGACCCGATACAATTTAGGTCAGATGCATGTGATACATTTCACGATCATACCAATATAAAAATGAACACGGGCCTTGCTTTTAACTTACCTAAAAACATGCAGTGTATGTTTTTACAGCCACTTTACGATAACCCAGATGCACCCTTCCAAGTTATACAGGGTGTTTTTACAGAGCCGCTAAATCATAGCGCACACATTATCTGGAATGTCATGGTAAACAATAAAAAGGTTGAGGATTTTATTATTAAAAAAGGCGATGCTTTGATGTATGTTTATTTCCCAGAGCGTGTAAAGTTTGTAAAAGCTAAAAAACCCTTTGCTCTTGTGAAAACACAATTCAACAAACCTATGGGTTTAGTCTCTGACGAAGTACAGCAAAAATGTCCAATGGAGATTAAATAATGGGAGAAACTAATGATACGACAAAATTGGAGAATGTGGCCTAGCTCAATAAATGTTTCTACAATATTAAAACAGAAAGAAACGCAGAGCGTAAATCAAGCAACAACATTTGGTGGGGAGAATCTAGATCATCGTCGTAGTCGTGTAGCTTGGCTCACAGGTAATCAGGAAGTGCAATCTCTTCTTGAGCCATATGTAGCAGAAGCTAGAACAATTATGGGAATTGATATAGAATTTAATGCTGAGATGCAGTTCACAGAATATCATGCCTCAGAAGGTGGCAAGTATGATTGGCATCATGATGTAGACTGGAATAACAATAGTGGGATTGATAGAAAGCTATCTCTTACTGTGCAGTTAAGTGACCCATCTGATTATGACGGTGGGGACTTTGAGTTTTCAGAAGTTGAGCAACTGCCTACCTCTGCCAAGCAGCAAGGGACTGTTATGGTATTTCCTAGCTATCTTGCACACAGGGTTACACCTGTAACTAGGGGCGTTCGTCGATCTCTCGTTGCTTGGTTCTCTGGCCCAACATGGCGATAATATATCAGATAAGCCTGCATGGTTCTGCATTCGATGTTCGAAACCTCTCATGGGAAGAGGCTAAGTCACAGAGTGGATGTAAGCCAGATGTAGAGTGGTTGGACCCCATACACAAACGATCTTTGTTAAGAGGAGAGTTTGGCTGCGCGGTAAGTCATTTACGTGTATGGGAGCAAATAGTTCAATCGAACTTAAATGGGATTATTTTAGAAGAAGATGCTGTTTTCGATTCTATCAATGTTGGGCATGTAGATTCTTTATTGGCAAGATATGATAGCGTATGGCTGGGCTATCGCTGGAATGATATGGGTTATTGGTACAACTGCCATGCTTACGCGGTATCACCAAGGACAGCAAAGAACTTGATCGAAGGCTTTAAAGATAGCATTATACCTGTAGATGAGTGGGTTCCTTCAAAGCTAAAGGGTAAAAATAATTACTTCTATAAAGATGAAGTGGTCAAACAAATCCCACGAGAAATTAGGCCGTCTACAATAGAGGAGACAGAAGTGTTAAGTGGTGGGGTAAATTTTAAGATTGTGACTGTTGCTACAGAGCCAAAGAAGATGTGGGCTTTAGAGCAGTCAGCAAAGAAGTACGGG